AGAATTAATCAGGGACATCATTGAAGTTTATATCAAGAATCATAAAAAAGACTACGATGCTACAGTAAAGTTTATAAAGGAAAGAAGGAAAGAATTGAAAAACCCAGAATTAGGAATGATGGCAGGTGGAAAGATGCGACAATCGTTTGCTTTTCCTCCTGGACTGATGCAGACATTCGACCAAGTGTTCGGTTATTCTGAAGGTGAAAGATTTCTAGAGTTTCCAGGGGAGGCAAAGTGGATTGCTAAAAAATATCCTCAGTTTTTAATTCCCTATACGTACTAATATGAAATTATCCTTAGCAATGATTTGTAAGCCATCTGACGATGAGGCAAAACTTCTCGATAGATGTCTAAAATATCTTCATAATAATGTAGACGAAATTTGCATTACTCAGGCTGGGTTAGAACCAAATAAGAAAGTATCTGAAATTATTTCAAAGTATGGGGGGAAAGAATCATTCTTTAAATGGACAAATGATTTCTCGGAAGCAAGAAATTTCAACTTTGAGCAAACTACTGGAGAATTTACATTTTGGTGCGACACAGACGATATTGTTAAAGGCGCAGAACTTCTTAAACCTTTGGTAGAAAGAATGGATAACGAGGCTATTGATGCTATCGTAATGAATTACCTATATGATTTTGATGACAATAAGAAATGCACAGTTAAACATTTAAAAACAAGAATAGTTAAGAAAGGCGTTGTTAAATGGGTTGGAGAAATCCATGAAGATTTTACGCAACTTAGAGAGCTTAATAGTTTATTTACTGACGAAATTGAAGTGTTGCATCTTACTGACGAAGCAAGAGCAAAACAATCCAGTATTAGAAATATCGAGATTGCTAAGGAATATAAAGTTAAACATCCTGATGACCCAAGAGGAGAATGGTTAATCGCCAATGCTCTTTTGGGAGAAGGGAAGCCAGAAGAAGCTGTAGAATATTTAGAAAAGTTTGTAAAAGTATCTGGTTCAGAAGAGGAGAAATTTATCGCCTACCTAAGGCTGGGTGATATTTCAAAGAAGTTTGAATATTACCTGCAAGCGCTATCTATCAGACCAGCTTACCCAGACGCATATATAAAATTAGGAGAATATTTTTTCAAAGAAGGAAAATACGAAAGAGCAGTAGACTTTATTTTAGAGGGGTTAAAAAAGAATGTACCAGAAAGACAAATTGTTGTTTATAACCCAAGAGATTATGATTTTAATCCAATGTTACTTTTGGCTCACGCATATTTCCAATTGGGGAAAAATGTAAATGCCTTAGAAGTGATTAAGAGATGCAAGAAAATTTACCCGAATGATGAAAAGTTAAAACTATTTACAAAAGAATTAGAAAAGGCAGATGTTGAGATGAAGGCTGTGGATGAGTTTCTTAAGAAGGTTGAAACAATCACAGACAGGATAGAACTAAAGAAAATGTGTGATGAATTTGAATACCAATCACATCCAAAATTCTGTGTGTTTAGAAATCTTACTTTCCACAAAGAAACAACCTCAGGTAAAGACCTAGTTTACTATTGTTCATACACAGATAAGATTTGGAATCCAGAAGTGGCTGAAACAGAAGGTGTCGGAGGTTCAGAAGAAGCTGTTATCCACCTTTCTAAAGGACTAGCAAAACAAGGATGGAATGTCACAGTTTATAATAATTGTGGCCAAGCAAAGATTTATGACGGAGTCCAATATAAACCATATTGGGAATTTAATATAAGAGACAGACAAGATGTGATTATCCTTTGGAGACATCCAAAGCCAATAGACTTCAATCTAAATGCAGACAAGATTCTGCTAGACATACACGATGTATTACCCGAAGGAGAACTCACACCAGACAGAGTCGCAAAATTTCATAAGATAATGGTGAAAACTAAAGCTCACAGAGTTTTATTTCCACAAGTTCCTGATGAAAAATTTGCAGTTATTCCTAATGGAATAGTACCTGAACAATTTGATGTAAAGGTTGAGAGAAACAAATATCTCATTTTGAATACGAGTTCCCCAGACAGACACATTGACGCTACGCTAGATATTTTCGAAGAATTGATTAAAAGACAACCAGACAAACCTTGGAAATTAGCTTGGTATTATGGTTGGGGCAACTATCTATTGTGGCACAAAGATAATCCAGAATTTATGGATTATTATGAGAAGCAAAATGCAAGATTTCAAAAACTTGTAAAAGCTGGAAGAGCAGAAGGCGGGACAATGATTAGCCACAGAGAAATCGCTAAGAAATACTTAGAAGCTGGAATATTCTTGTACCCTACACAATTCTATGAAATCCACTGCATCTCGGCTACGAAAGCTCAACTTGCAGGATGCGCCTGTATTACTTCCGATTTTGCTGCTCTTGATGAGATAGTAAGATATGGTTTCAAAGTACATACGAGTGGGAAAAAATGGAAAACTGAAAATACCTTCGGAGACACTGAAAACATTGAAGAATATATTAGTGGGATATTGGGAGCAGACCCAGATAACGTAGATACAACTTCTGCTGAGTGGGTAAGAGAAAATTTCAATTGGGACAAAATAACTAATAATTGGGGTGAAACAATAAAATGAAATTCAAAATTTTAACACACGATAGACAAAGATTTGGTGAGGGTTGGCAATTCGGAGACATCGTAGATATGGATTTAGAAGCTGCAAGAGTACCATTAGAAAATAAAGAAATAGAAGAATTTACTGAAGTTGAAGCTAAAAAAGAATTAGAACAGATTGAATCCTTGGTAGGAGAAGATAAACCAGAACTTAGTTTGAAATGTGGAGTATGCGGAAAGATTTGCGCAAGCCCACTTGGATTAAGCGCTCATAAAAGGTCACATAAATAAAAATATGCACCAACAGGTAAAAGATTTTTTAATTCAAACAAGAGAAAAATATCCAAAACATTTTAAAGACTGCAAAGTCTTAGAACTTGGAAGTTTAGATTGGAATGGTACTCCAAGAGAGTTTTTTGAAAATTGTGAATATACAGGAGTTGATATGGCTGGCGGTACAGGCGTTGACGTTGTATGTTTAGCATCAAAATATGATACTTCTGAAAGATTTGATGTAGTAATCACAACTGAAATGTTGGAACACGACAGAGAATGGAAAGAGTCATTACTAAACGCAGTCCGACTATTGAAAATTGGGGGAATATTAATAGGGACGGCAGCTAATATAAACAGAGAACCGCACTGTCTTGAAATAGGTTTTTATCGTAATATTTCCAAAAATGATGTTATTTCTGTTTTAGGAAAAACTACGAAAATAGAGGAAGACGATAATAAAGAAGACATTAGATTTATTTATACAAAAAATTAAATAACAAATCAAAATGAAAACCTATCTAGTAATACCACAATTTCTTGTAACCGAGGAGTTAGTTTCATTAGCAAATAGTATGATAGACAGCGTAAGAAACGCATCGGATGTATTCATAATATCAGTTGATGATTCTGGAGAATTTGGAAAAGCAGAAGGAGCTGACGGAGTTCTCGCTAAATCTGACTTAGTTCTGACAAATAAAAAGAACAGTGGCTTTGCGATAACTTGCAATAATGGGTTTAGATGGATATTTGAAAACGAAAAAGAAGATTGTTACATAGTTTGTGCTAATAATGATATAGAACTTTCTAAGGGGTGGCTAGAGGCTATGCAACAACCATTTGAAGATTATGGGAATGTAGCGGTTAGCGGTATATGCCATTCACAAGTTAAAGAAATAGATGGAAAACCAATTTCAGAAATACGTAATTCTAAAATTACTGACGGAGGATTGAACGGAGAACTTATGCAGGATGGAGGTTTATTAATGAGTACAAAAAATACATTGTTGAAAGTAGCTGAATATGTAAAAAAATAACTATGCCAGCAAAAGGACATAAATTATCAAAAGAAGCTAGATTAAAAGTTAGTTTAGCGCAGAAAGGCAGAAAACATACCCCACAAGAAGGCTTCCGTCCTGGTAATAAAGGATTTAAAAATAGTGGAATGTTTAAAAAAGGAGTTATCCCATGGAATAAGGGGTTGACTGGTGTGTATTCGAAAGATGTATTGAAAAAAATGGGTGCATGGCAAAAGGGGAGAGAACATAACCTAGAAAGTATCAAAAAAAGAGTTGCTAGCAGAAAAGGCTATAAGCACTCAGAAGAAACTAAGCTAAAAATATCTAAAGGAAATTTAGGAAAAAAGAGTCCGTCTACAACTGGAGAAAAAGCATGGAATTGGAAGGGGGGCATAACACCAGAAGTAAATAAAATTAGGTCATCAATAGAATATAGTTTATGGAAAAATTCGGTATTTTCTAGGGACAACTGGATATGTCAAAAAACTGGTGTCAGGGGTGGAAAATTAACAGCTCATCATATACAAAATTTTTCTCATTATCCAGAATTAAGATTTGCGATAAATAATGGAGTCACACTTTCCCAGGAAGCGCATAAAGAGTTTCATAAAATATATAGTAAAAGAAATAATACACGTGAACAAATAGAAGAATTTTTATGTCAGAAATAATTTATAAAGAACAATACGACAAATTATCCGACAAAGAAAAGGATAATTATAGAATAGAGATATATTCAGAGCAATTTATCCGAGGAGGTTATGAAGATGTTGATTTGTTTCTACGTATGAGAGACACCTTTGGAATGAGTATAATTATGTCGGCTAGAAAATGGTATTGGCATAAAGAGGGAGCAACGAGATGGAATTGTGAGAATAATGGAATTATCAACGATTTCGGGAAAGAATCAAAAAACATAGAAATTGATAACCTTGGTAGATTCATACAAAAATGGGGATTTAATCCGCACCAGAGACAAATCTGGTATTCAAAAGAAATAGTATCATAATGGAAATTTTAACTCCAGCACAACCTGCGCCACAAGAATCACAGCAAGCACGGGGAGAACTTCCACCAGAACTTGCAGACCATGGGTTCACTTTGAAAAATCTTGAAATACTAGATTATCTTGATATGAAAGAAGAAATGTTCAATTCAAGAACAATGGACAAAGTAAAAGAACTTTCTGAACTGTTAGGAGAAAACGACATACAGGAGATAGATTTGAAATTAGGAAACCCATATAACTTATCAAGACTAGACAAAATTTATACATATTTAAAACTTGATTCTCAAACAAGAGCTTTGCAACAAAAAGAAGCGCTCTTGGAAAGAGAAAAAAACAAATACTTTT